GTAGAACAAACTTTAGTTAATCAATATGTAGACGATGCTTTGGCATGGACATATCAATTAGAAGGTCATGAATGTTATGTCATTACGTTTCCTACATTAGATTTAACGTGGGTATATGATGCAACCACAACCATGTGGCATAAGTGGTTGTCTGTAGATAATATGAATGTGTTTCATCGTCATCGTGGCAACTGCTGTGCAGTATTTAATGGTGAAGTTTTAGTGGGGGATTATGAAAACGGAATTATTTATTTACTAGACCCTAATAACTATACAGACAATGGTAACGAAATTCGCAGAGTAAGGCGCGCGCCACATATTGTGACTGACTTACAAAGACAATATTTACAAGAGTTACAAATTCAATTTCAACCAGGTGTTGGTTTAAATGGCTATTCAAGAAGTCAATATTCACCAACCAATGGCGTAGCTGGTGTGGGTATTGCAGGTTTAGCAATTGCTGGATCAAGTGAAATTTTAACAGTAGGTGCTGATCCACAGGCCATGTTACGTTGGTCAGATGATGGTGGTTCTACATGGTCAAATGAACATTGGGCTTCTATTGGTCAGATTGGTAAATACAAGAATCGTGCAATTTGGCGAAGATTAGGTTGGGCCAGAGATCGTGTTTTTGAAGTAGTGATTACTGATCCAGTAAAAGCAGTTATAATATCAGCTAACTTAAAGGCTGAAGAGGGCGAATCATAATGTCAGGCGGTCTATATGGTGTTAATCAGACTAATCCATATCCACAGACAGAGTTTTTGGATGGACAAACTAAACGGCCCACAAGAGCATGGCAACAGTTCTTTCTTAATTTATTGAACTTTACTAGCTCTGCAACTGCAACTACAGGAACTGCTACGCTACCTACAAAGCCCGTAGGCTTCATAAATATTACTGTGAATGGTAAACCATACAAGGTGGCTTATTATAATGTCTAATGAACAATTGTTTAAAGAATTAGAAGGAACTTTTGCTATTGATCCTAATGTAATTCATCATTTTTCTGATGGGTTATATGCAAAACAAATGACAATACCAAAAGGATTTATGGCTGGTAAACACTTACATGATTATAGTCATTTAAGTATTTTGGCCAAAGGTAAAGTAATTGTAAGAACTGATGATGGTGAAGTTGAATATGTAGCTCCTGCGTGTATTGAGATAAAATCTAATACTTATCACACGATAGAGGCTTTAGAAGATTGTTCTTGGTTCTGTATTCATGCAACTGATGAAACTGATGCTGATAGCGTTGATGAAGTATTGATTTGTAGGAAGGATTAATTATGTTAGGTTGGGTTGCTGCTGCCACAATAGGTAGTTCATTAATAGGAGCTGATGCTGCATCTAGTGCTGCTGATGCACAATCACAAGCTGCTGCAAACGCACAAGCTCAACAGCTTGCAATGTTTAATACGCAAAATAATCAATTAGCACCTCAACGTGCTGTTGGATATTCTGGGTTAAATGCAATTAACTCTATGCTTCCAGGAACATCACAAACTTATGATGCTCAAGGAAACCCAACAGGAACTCAAACAGGTAGCGGTTATTTAACAAAACAGTTTGATACATACAAACCATTTACTAATGCCGATTTAAACGCCAATTTAGCACCTAATTACGCATTTCAATTGGGTCAGGGTCAACAAGCACTTAACGCACAAAACAATGCAACTGGTGGATTAGTTGGTGGTAACTCATTAAAATCAATGCAAGATTACAGCCAAAACTTTGCTGGCAATGCGTATCAAAATGCTTTAAATAATTATATGTCGCAACAACAAACTACGTTTAATCAAAATCAAGCTCAACGTGGAAACATTTATAATACTTTGGCAGGAATTGCTGGTTTAGGACAAGCTGCACAACAAACAACAGCAGGTCTTGCAAGCAATACAACTAATGCAATGGGTCAACTGGGTGTTGGATCAGCTAATGCTCAAGCAGCAGGTACAATTGGATCAGCCAATGCTATTGGTGGCGGTATTCAAAATTTAGGAAATATGAATTATTTAAACAATATAATGAATAGCGGTGCAAATTCTGCTGGGAGTCTTTATAGCAACCCCAGTATGAGTTATGGTTCTAGTTCAAATCCAGGCACTAGTGGTGTAAGCGCATTTACGGCAGCATAGGATAAATCATGGCAGACTTTAATGTATCAGATGTAGCATCAAAAATTAATCCACCACAACAAATCTCTATTGGCGATATGTTGAACATTGCTCGTGGCGCACAAGCATACAAACAAGCACAGGAAATTAATCCACTTGCAGTTCAAGAAGCACAACAAAATGTAAAACGTTCAACTGCTGAAGCTAATGTTGCTGAACAAACTCAAGAATCAAGAATATCTGCTTCACAATCTGCTGCTGGTAGTGCTTTATCAAAATTAAGCAATGATCAATTAGAAACAATTCATAAACACGTTGATTCAGTTATTCATAATTCAGCAGATTTATTACAAAAAGATGATTTAACTACTGATGATATAGTTAAAAGATTTACTGATTTAAACAAAACTTTTAATGGAAATGATCAAAGTTTACAAATTGCATTAACTGGGCTTCCAATTGAAAAAAATGGAAAAAAACCAACTGTTACACAAAATAAAGCATTTATTGCACAAATGATGGCCAAAACATTAGATTCAAAATCTGCACTAGAAGCCGTATTGCCATCACCAGAAAAAGTTACTACTGGCGCACAAACAAAATTTATTCAACATGGAAACCCATTACTTACAGGACAACAACCTGGAACAGAAGTTGGACAAGCAATACAAAACGAACCAAGCGTAACAACACAATATGTTTCAAACGAAAAAAGTGATCCAGAGTTGCCAGTTGGAACACCATTTATTAAACTTGCAAATGGAGAAAAGCGTGTTACAGGACAATCTCCATTAAATGTAGCACAACAAGGCGAGGTTGCTCATGACATGGCTGTTGTTAATCAATTAGCACAAAACGCACAAATCAGAATTGGTTTGTATCAAGGATTGAAAGATTTGTCAAAAACTGCTCTTGTTGGCCCTGCTGCTGATAAAAGAACGCTTGCAATTAAAATTGGTGCATTGTTTGGGCTTAACCTTGATTCAAAAACAATTGGCTCTATGAATGATACTGATTTGTTTCAAAAAGAAGCCGCAATGTTAGGTCAATTACCTGGTGGTACAGATGCTGCAAATCTTGTAAACCAAATGTCACAACCTAATTTTAAAATGATGCCAGAAGCTATTAGAGAAGCTGCTGATTTAGGAATTGCTAAAGAAAAACTTAACTTACTTGGTCAAAAAATTAAATCTCAATATGCCACAGATCCTAATAGTTATTATAGTGCTATGAAAAACTTTAATGATATATCTGATCCTAGAGCATATAACTTTATTGAATTAGCTAAACCAGAACAAAAAAGAATATTTAATAGTTTGTCTTTAGATGCTAAAAGCAATGTTTTGCCAAAAGGAAAAGATGGATTTACTAATCCACAAAGAGAATTTATGGCAAAAACAAATAAAATTGTTGCTTTGCGTAATAAATACGAACAATAGGATAAATTATGGCTATTGAAGTTGATTGGGGAAGTTTAGGGGATTCTAGCATTGTGCAAACGCCATCTGGCGCACAAGTTAATGCGCCTGTTGTTTCTGTATCATCTGCCAATGAATTTAAAAAAACAGATCCTGCTTTATCATCTGCATTTCAAAAAGCGGATGAGGCTTGGTTTGAAAAAACAGGACAACATATTCCTGTTACTAGTGCATCAAGAAGCAGAGAAAAACAAAAAGAAATATTTAACAGATTTAAAAAGGGTGAAAAAGGCATTTATATGCCTGTTAATCCAGATGATTATCCAGAAAAAGAAATGTTTCATACGGATGCTTTAGACATTCCAGAAAACATTCCAGAGTCATTTCTTAATCAATTTGGGATTCATAGGCCATTAGGAAAAGCTGATCCTGTTCATGCTAAATTAATGCCTAGTACAAAAATAGACCAAAATGAACAAACTAATCAAACCAATGAAAAATATGGTATTGATTGGAACTCTTTATCTGGGGGTAATACAGATAATACTAATACTGAAACTGAATCACCAGTAGGTCGTGGATTTGTTCCTAAAGGCGCACTTGAATCATTTTTTTCTGGTGCAAAAACTGGAGGTATGCAAAGTTTGGTTGGTATTCCACAAATGGCATCTAATGCTGTTTTAGGTACATCAGCACCAAGTTCAAAATTTTTAAATGAAACAGCAACAACATTAGAAAAAGAAAACGAACCTTATTCAAAATCACATCCAGGATATAATATTGCAGGTGAAATTGTTGGCGCAACACCATCAGCATTAATGCCAATTGGTGAAATTAAAGCAGGTAATGGCATATTAAAAAATGTTTATCAATCTGCAAAAGGTGGTGCTACTGCTGGAACTATGCAAGGTGTTCCAGATGTTGAAAATAATGTTGATTACTGGACTAAAAAAGCAATACAAGCTGGTTTAGGCGCAACTCTTGGGCCAGTTGGATATGGTGCTGGCAAACTTGTTGGTAAGGTTGTTGGTACTGGATATGATCTTGGAACAAAAGCTGGAAATTTTATAAAAAAACAATTTGCTGAAAAAGGTGGAAATGTTGCTGCAACAGTTGATCCAGCCGTAGAAGCTGCTATAACAACAGGAATGTCTGATGAAACTCAAGCGGCTATTGCTAGTGCATCACCACAATTAAAACAAAGAATTATAGAAGATGTTAAAGCTGGAAAAGTAATAGATGAAAATGCAGCTGCGCTTCATTCTAAAGATTCAACGTTAAATCATTCTTTATCACTTACTGATGCTCAAGCAAAACGTGATCCATACATGGTTTCTGAAGAAAGAGAAAATAAATCAAATAATAATTTTAATGATCATCAAAATAAACAAAACCAACAAGCACTTAAAAATCTTGATTCGTTTATTCATGATTTTACTCCAGATGTTCAAGATTCTGGTCACTTTTCAACAGGTGAAGAACAAATTAAAGCACTAACTGCTAAAGCAGATGGATTAAAACAAACAATTACTGAAGCCTATCAAAAAGTAAAAGATTTAAATGGTGGCAATTTTCCAATTGATGTTTATCATTTAAATTCAAACATTAAAACTGCATTGCAATCTGAAACGGGTAGATTAAAAGCATACGAAAAAGATACTGGAATATTGGGAGATATTAAATCTGATATTGATGATGCAATTAAAAACAATCATATGACATTTGAAACATATGAAACATTGCGTTCCGATTTGGCTGCTATTATGCGATCAAATGAAAATTCTCGTGTTAAAGGCGCAGCTAAAATTATTAGAAATGAACTTGAAAATTTACCAATGGGAAATTCAACGGCTGAAATAAAATATGCTGCTGACAAAGCTAGATCTTTAGCTAAATATGAAAAAGACATGGAAGAAAAAACTATTGGTAGTGGAAGCAATGAAAGGCCTAATCCTTTATATAATAAAATATATGATGATTTTAAAAGTGGTAAATTAAAACCAGATAGTTTTAATTCTACTTACATTATTAATGCTTCAAATCAAGATTTAAAAAATTATATTAATTTAATTCATGATGATCCAGTTGCAATGCAACATTTAAAAGCTGGTGTATTAAATCAATTAAAAACTGAATCAACTAGTGCAAAAGGTGATTTTTTAGTCAATCAATACAATGGATTGTTAAGAAAATTAGAATCTAATAAAAAATTAGAAATGATATTTACACCAGAAGAAATTATTAAAATGAAAAATTTTGGTGATGTTGCAGATGCTGCATTTAATTTACCAGTTGGTCATCATGTTAGATCGGTAAGAGCTGCACCGCCAACACAAACTGAAAATGCACTTGGTAGTTTAGCTGCTGCAAGTATTGATGCTTCAACTGGATTGCCAATTGCATCTGTAACTAGACACGCCTCTAGGGTTGCAGAAGATAGTGCTGCTAAAGCACAGGAAATTATAAATACTAACAAAAAATATGAGCAGTTTGCTGGGATGAATGAAGAAACTCCAAGAAGTAAATTTGTAAAACAAACGCTTCCTAGAAAATTAGAAAAGATGGGCGCATATGGTGTTAGTGGTGGGGCAACTAAACCAGTTGCAACAAATATTATTGATTTATTATCAGCAGGTAAGGAACAAAAATGAGTGTACTTCTCTCCCCAATCGGCAATGGAATAAACTTTCTAACAACCACAGGACAACCTTTAGCTGGTGGTAAGTTAAATACTTATCAAGCAGGATCTAGCACACCACTTGCTACTTATACTGATGTAAACGGATTAATCCCTAATACCAACCCTGTAATATTGGGAACGGATGGTCGCTTACCAAGTGAGTTGTGGTTGACACAAGGGTATAGTTACAAGTTTACTTTAACAGATTCAGCTAATAACTTAATTGCTACTTATGACAACTTGTATGGCATCTTGGCAACGTCTACNGCTGCTACATCACCATTTTCAAGTGGAATGATTTTAATTTGGTCAGGTTCAATTGGTCAAATTAGTTCAATTGCTGGTGGATGGGTATTGTGTGATGGTTCAAATGGTACACCAGATTTGCGTGATCGTTTTGTTATAGGTGCAGGTAATGCTTATTCCGTAGCACAAACAGGTGGTAGTGCAAATGCTGTTGTTGTAACGCATACGCATAGCGCAACTTCTACTTCAACATCTACTTCAGTAGTAACCGATCCTGGACATACTCATAATACTGGCGTAAATAACAGCACAGGTTCTACATTTAAAAATGGTTTGTATGGTGCAAGTCTATCTGGTGTCACTACAGTTGATACAGCATTTACTGGAATTTCAGTTGCCACATCAACATCAACAGCAACAACAACAGCAGCTCCATCAGGTTCTGTTAGTGGTACTAACGCTAACTTACCACCTTACTATGCACTTTGTTACATTATGAAGACTTAATCATGGACAACCAATCACTTCTTAATTTATTCTTTGGCTCTTGCCTAACTGTTGTAGGATGGTTTGCAAGAGAACTATGGGCAGCAGTCAAAGAATTAAAATCTGACTTGTCTAAACTGCGTGAAGACTTACCAAGACAATATGTAGTTAAAGACGATTATCGGGATGACATTCGTGATATTAAAGATATGCTTAATAAGTTGTTTGATAAACTAAACGACAAAGCGGATAAATAATGACATTTTTTAAAAACCTTTTTACAGAGCCTAATAATGAAACATGGTGTTTGGTCAAAGTGCTTATTGGTATGGGAGCTGTTACGTTTCTATGGCTTTCTTTCATACACGTTTTTAATAATCACGCTTTTGACCCTCAATCTTTTGGCGTGGGATTTGGGGCCTTGTTAGCTGGTGGCGGTGGTGCTGCCATGATGAAAAAAGACACGCCTAAATGATATTCGCAATGTATTGGAAACAAATAGTTGTTGGACTGTCTTTATTATTGTCTATCGGTTTAATCTATCACAAAGGTTATACAGAGGGCAAAGCAAGTATTCAAGCTAAATGGGATCAACAAAAGATAGTAGATGCTCAAGCAGTTGCAATTGCTGATAATAAAACGGCAACGATTGTCACTCAATCAAACAAACAAACAGGACTAGCTAATGAACAATTCATTCACATTATTGATTCAGCAAAAGATTATTATACCACTCATTTTGTGCCTGGCGTTCATTATGCTACCGAGTTGCTCAACGCAACCACAAAAACCAGTAGTGGCAAAATGTCCATCGTTTCCGATCCTACCAGACAGTCTGACGAAAAAACCGCCAACACAATATCTCGTGCCGACTACGATTCGTTAGCAGATCAATGTTTGGCCACCACGATTCAATTAGACAACGCCCAAGACTGGGCCAAAGAACAAGTAAAGATTTATGATACTGAACAATAACCAAGCAGCTTTTTTACAGATGATCGCAGTATCAGAGTTAGGCCATGCGTTAATTGACGTTTCTGATGGTGGATTTAACGTGATAGTGGGGTCTACAGCGCACAAACCAATCTTGTTTGATAGTTATGCTGACCATCCTAGAAAACTTGTTCATTTAACCCCTACATTAGCTTCTACCGCAGCAGGTAAGTTTCAATTGTTGGCCCGATACTTTGATGCTTACAAAAAAAGTTTGAATTTACCAGACTTTAGTCCAGATTCTCAAGAAAGAATTGCATTGCAACAGATTAAAGAGAAGGGCGCATTGCCAGACATTAATGTTGGTAACTTTGATTCTGCTGTAGATAAATGTTGTTCTATCTGGGCATCGCTTCCAGGCTCTAAATATGGTCAACATACAAACAAGTTGGATGATTTAAGAGAAGTTTATTTAAACGCTGGCGGTACGTTAGCTTAACAAGGAAAATATCATGGCCACAAATTTTAAAATCAAAGCAGAAAAACCATCAATTCGTGATGAAAAGCAAGACTACGAAATGGTGCGTGAATGGAAGAAAGAACGTGAACACGTGATGGCTTTAGAGAAAGAGCTAAAAAAGCACGAAAAAACTTCTTTACAAAACGCACATCCCTTGCCTAATATGCGAAAGTAACTGTTCAATAGGGCTTTACCCGATGAAGATCATAGTGTTACCAGATGTCCAGGCTAAAGATGGTGTAGATTTTTCGTTTCTTACTTCTATCGGCAACTTTATTCTTAAAGAGAAAGCAGATGCCGTGGTGTGCATTGGGGACTGGGCTGATATGGAAAGTTTAAGCTCATATGACGTTGGTAAAAAATCTTTTGAAGGTAGGAGTTATCAAAAAGATATTTGGGCTGCCAGAGAAGCTATGGATGCGTTGCTGACACCTTTGTATGAATTTAATGCAAAGGCCAAGAAAAATAAAGACAAGCAATATAAACCACGTATGGTGCTTACTTTAGGCAACCATGAGCAAAGAATACTGACAGCAATTAACAACGATAGAAAACTAGATGGCCTTATTTCTATTGATGATCTTCCTTATCAAGACTGGGAAGTTTATCCGTTTTTAGATGTTGTCACTATAGAAGGCGTGGCATTTTCTCATTACTTCACATCTGGGCCAATGGGCCGACCAATCGGTACAGCTCAACAAATGCTTAACAAATTACATATGAGTGCTTTTGCGGGTCATCAACAAGGCAGACAAGTGGCCTATGGTAAAACGGCATCAGGAAAGCCGTTATGTGCAATAATTTGTGGCAGTTGTTACGAACACGATGAAGCGTATTTGGGGGCGCAAGGCAATAATCATTTTAGAGGGCTGTATGTATTAAACGATGTTAAAGATGGCTCTTTTAATGAAGTTGCCGTTCCGCTATCTACAATTGTAGCAAACTATTAGTTTGTATGTAATAAATCGTTAATTGTTAGACACAAAAAAATTAGCTTGTAATAAATGCTAATCAATCACGGCATCCCAAAAGTCTATTGCAAAAAGAATCATTAAGGCAATTGGCATCCACAATGGAATAGTAATAAAAATAAGCGCAAGTTTAGTTTTTAGCTTCATTGTTTAATCCTATTTTTAATTCATCAATAGAGTTTACATTGTTTAGCATATTGTTTTGTAGTTCATACAAATTAGCTTTAGTTTGAAACCTAGTTCCATCTGACCTAGTTCTATATCCATCTTTGGGCGTAAATTCTGCCAACTTTAAAAACTCATTTTTAGCAATCCAACCACATATCGTCAGCGTGATGTCTTTGCGATTAATGCTGCAAAATATATAAGCATCTACATCAAAGTGTGATTGAAGGCCAATAAGATTGTTTACATACTCTGGGCGTGGATCACAATTTCTTCCCATCGTTTTGACATCTATAGTCAGGCCATTGTAATTAATGTCAATACCGCCATCATGCTCATGTGTGATTTGTGGTAAATCATATCCTAAAATATCCATCACCATACATTGACCAATCATTCCACGCACTTGTTGTTTCTTATCTCCATCAGCGTCACCACGTTGGCCATAATTAACATGATCTACTAGCCAGACTGCGTGATCTATAATATTTTTATCAATGGATAATTTTAACATTTCCACTTATTTCTGCGTTTCATCCAGTTTTGAATTGCCCTAGTTGACATCCTGCTTGACCTCCGCACCCTTCTCATGCGACCAGTTAAATTCAATCGGCCTGTCGGGAACTTGTATGGCTTCAATGTTATCATCAAAATGCTCCTCAAACTGACCTGCTGCCTTCTTAATAATGTCTAAAAACGCATAGTTAATTAAAAATCGTTTAGACTCCTCATTCATGTGTATTTCCAAATCGGCCGAACCATCTTCATATTCCTCTACCCTAATGACTTCAAAATCAAACTCATTTACTTTAAACACACCCATGTTTTTCTCCTTTAGCATTCTTTTCCTTTATAGTGGACATAATGTTAGCTATAAGCCTCATATCATCCATTATCGTACATAAAAGTGACTGCTAGGTAACAATTACCGTTCGGTAACATATATCACTTTTTTGCGTTTAATTCCTAACAATGTTACTGCTCGGTAACTTTATTCTTTTCCTTTAACTCTTGTTCAATAGCACGAGAAAACATAATATCCCTAACAGCAGATTTAGAATGCTTATTTTCAACAATATCAATTATATTTATAATTTCATCATTACTTAATCCTTGCCATGATGGTGCAATTCCAAATGCTTTTCTTGCTTCATTCATAAATTGTTCATGGTCTGATACAGGTTCTTGTGCTGGTTGTTCTGCTTCCCATCCTTCACACTCACAAACATATCTATCTGCACTATGGCTTGCATTTCTACAAAATCCGTGTGGTGCATCGGGATGATTACTACATTCAGGTTCCTGTGCTGGCTGTTTCAAAGCATCAAAACCTTCTTTTATTTCTGAATATAAATCTCTTTGTTCTAATGCTTCTTTACAAGCTTCAAATGCTTCTTTAAGTTTATTTTCACATCCGTAAAACTTCCATGCGCTTTGTGGTGGGTCGCTTAATAGCATTGTTCCCTGATTACTTAATGCTGATTTCATAGCAACAATCGCCATCAATAATGCTTCGTCTTTATTTGACATAAATAATTTCCCCACAATTTGAACAAAGGTAGATGCGTTTAGTAAAAATCCAAAACTTTACATTTGCATACCAACCATTTTTATGCTGGCATTTCCTATGTGATGTTGATGTGCTTGTAACATATGCTTCGTCTTTAGTCATGATTTTTTTCCTTTGTGTAGAGTGGAATTTCTTTCCATCCCTCCAGCACATCTTTAAATAGGCTGGTATCCCTTTTAGTCCAACAGAGCTGACCAACCCCATCTTCTCTCACATAAGCATAGGCATAAGGTTTTTCTTCATCAATCATTTTCTATTCACAATCGCCCAGATCAATATAAAGAAACCAATAACTGCTAACCAATAGAACAACCAAAACAATTCTAATTTCATTTTAATCTCCTAAAGGGATAAGATTTATATCATCAATTAAATCATTAAACTCACTTTGTGTTGTGCAATAAGCAAGCAAACATAAGCAAGCATTGATGACACCTTGATTCGTATCTTTATCTTCATCAAGAATTGAAGCTGCTAAATCTTCACGACAGTTTTTTAATTGATTCTTTAATTGTGCAACAAATACTGCATCCATAACCTCGTACAATGCATCATTGTCATCTGCACTAAATTCTATTTTCATGCGTAATTCTCCATAAGTAAAAAAGATGATCCAATACCAAATACAGTTTTTTGTTTCTTTGACTGATAAGCAAACTCTGATGCTTTTCTATCTAGCATTTTAATCACACGGCCATTAGGATGGTTAATGATTTCTGATTCTGATGTTTCATCTTTATTTTTTCTTTTAGACCTTTTACTTTTTACTGACAAATAATTAAACACATCATCTACAGACTTTGGTTTAAAAGATAATCCTGTGGCTTTTACAATAAAGTATTTCTTTTTCTTAATTGGACACATACGTTTTTGATGAATCTTAACTAAATGACCAGATCCTATTAAACGATTAAATATCCATGCCATTTTAACTGGATCCCATCCCAAAACATGACACGCACCAGGCACACTCATTTCTTGAGATTTAATTAAGTTAATAACTTGTTCTCGTAATAAATCTGTTCTTACATAAGTTTCGTATAAATCAACCATTAAATTCTCCAATAATGGTGGGGTACTTGTGCGGTTAATATAATAATCACAATATATTGTCTTTTGATTTCTCAAAAATAACAGATGCACTTTCCCCCATAAACCTTAAAATGGAATGTCGTTTTCTACATCGGATAAATCTGTGTCGTTCTCTACCAATCTTAATGTTGGTTTAGGTTCAGTTTTAGCACCCAATAGCGTTACATTGTTTACACGACACTCTAGGCTTGATTTTTCTGTACCATCCTTACCTTTGTATGTATTTAACAATATCTCGCCTGTAATCGCTACTTGTGAGCCTTTGGTGATGTATTGTGCAAGTGCTTCACCACGTTTACCAAACAAACTACAATTTAACCAGGTAGTTCCCTCATTTTTACCATAGCCATGTGTAACAGCTAATGACCAACCAGCAATAGCATCTCCTGCTGGCGTAAACCTTACTTCTGCATCTTTACCTACACGGCCAACTGCGTTAAATACGTTCATTATTTTGCTCCTGCGTAATCTTTAATTGATCTACGAACCTTGCTGTCTAGCAATGTCCACATGAATACTCGTTCTTCATTGTTAAGGCTTGTGTAAATTCTGTGGGCTTCTGCAACATCATTATCTGCGTGAACAGCAATAACTTCTATGGCTAAATCACGAATAAATTGTTTATCATCTTCTGATAATGTTTCACCAGCTCCATCGGTTGCTTTAATAACACATGGTTTTGGGTTTGGGTTTGGTGTTGGTGTGTTTTGTTGATGAATTGCATTTTGAACTTCATTAGCAGATGCAAATTCTGTCCCGCCTAATCCTAAACAAGCAAGCGCACGACCAATAGCTGATGTTTCGCAGTTTTCTACATAGCTAGTCTTATTAATTTGACTAGATGTTTTAAACTCACATCCGTGACCAGTAGCAATCACTTTGTTTTCTGGGCTGATGATAATGGCCTTCATTACGCATTGATCATCATCAATCTTTACTATTTCAGTCATAATTGACCATTCTTTGTAAATGACTGACTCCCTAAACTCTTGCACACGTTTGGCAACTGTTTTGTATTCTTTGCCGTGAATATTTACAAATCCTTCTTTAGCCATCTCACTCTCCTATAAATAAATTAATTCTTGCTCACTTAAACAATCCATCACAAAATCTTCAAAGTTGCTTGAATCTTCCATTTGATGAATCAACATATCTCCATTACCAATTGGATAATTATCATAAATCCAATCTATAAAGCGATTCTCATATTTGTCAAACATTGCATCGTAATCCAATTCTTTTAAATCTTCCATTTTTTGCTGATCCATTACTTGCGCTTGAAACATTGCCTGGGACATTATTCGTTCCTCTTATCAACAATATCACCAGCTGCTTCATACATAGATTGCATTAATGATTTGGTAAATATCATTAAGTCATGGTCAGCTTGATTGCATATATTAGATTTTGTGCCGTGCATCCGTGTGCAATATGATTTAAACATTGCTCGTAATGTTGCTCTAGCTTGAGCTGCATCTACATATTCCATTTCCAATAGATCCCAAACACAATCACCTTCATCGGCCAAATCTTCAATTTGATTTTGGCGAGCCTCGTCTACCATATAAATGTCGTATGTCATGTTATTTCCAATCAAAATATTTAGCTAATAATTCACCAACAATAAAAATAGCACAAACAATAATGCCACCTAAAGTCAAAATAATAAGATTATCAATCATTTAAATATCTCCCATCATTGATTCAAGTTTAATTTGTGCATCGTATTCAGATTTTAATGATTCTTGATTGTAATCACGACTAATTGATACAAATGGTTTAAGGTCTTTTACTTCTTCAACTTCATCCATACGGAGGNAGGAAGCCAACTCATCGTNAGTCATGCCGTTAATTAGATTTAATACTGCGTTTAGGTTGTTNATCATTTTGACTCTCCAATCAAAGTTAATTAGTTACTACAGTTACGACTATACAGAAGCNAAAAACGAAATGCAATACTTTGTGCAAAATATTTTTAATATATTTTTTAATTCTTTTTTGCTTGCACCTTTACATTGTATTCGCTTATACTTCAAACATCAACAAAAGGAGATTTATATGAAAGATAAGATTGATTACATAGTGCAGCAGATAGAAAGCAAAAAATTTAATATTCGTGGGGTATGTCGGCTTACAGGTGTTAGTAATGCAACCATATATAAGATTAACCAGGGGCATGGTATGAATGTACGGCCCTACATTATAGATATTCTTTATAACTTCTTTAAGAATGTTGGTGAATGATATGGAATGGTTCAAACATGATGCAAACGCTAATTTAGATGAGAAGCTGCAAGAAGTATTATTGGACTATGGTTTAGAGGGATATGGCTTGTATTGGTATTGCATAGAGTTGATTGTTGGCAAAGTATCAGCAGAAAACATTACTTTTGAATTGAAACATGATGCTCGTGTCATTGCTCGGAATACTGGATCGTCTGTTCAGAAAGTTGAAGAGATGATGAAGCGTTTTGTGGATGTTGGTTTGTTTGAGAATCAAGATGGAAGAATTACTTGCATGAAAGTGGCCAGAAGATTAATGACTAGCGCAACCAGCAATCCCAAAATGCGTAGTCTTATTCAAGACATAAAGACCAGTCATAAAACACTTCATGAAACATCTATAGACGTTATGATACAAACAGAATCATGTCATCGTCATGACGGCATCATGCAAGAAGAGAATAGAAGAGAAGAGATTAGATTAGATAAGAAAAAACCTTCTGCTGGAGAAGTTTGTTTGGCCATTAAAAAAAATGGGATTATTGATGTCAGTCCATCACATCCTACTTTATTAAAATTAATTGAGGCTGGTGCTACGATAGATAACTTTGTTGATGCAGCTAAAGTTTGTAATGTGAAAAAGTTTGCATACTTGTTAAAAGTTATAGAAACACAATTAAAAAATGCGAGTGAGTTAGATATTAAAAGCGCAACCATTAATAAAGCAAAGTCTTACAAACACGACACAATGGTAGCAGCTCAATCAATATTTAAAAACTCTAGTGGAGTTTCTTATTTTGATAACAAAGAGATAGAGGTGAAAAATGAAAACTAGATTACCTAATGAATGGGTTGATCGTATATTCATGCGATTACATGGCCGTTTTGGTAATAACTTTACAGACAAGTTTAAGCTAGGCCAAATAGTTGATGGTATGGACATTGGAATAGCTAACGCTAAACAGGTTTGGGCTGAAGAACTAGCTGGAATATCTGGGGATAGAATTAAAGTGGCCCTGGAGCATAATTACGATTACGCACCATCATGTGATCAGTTTAAAGCACAATGTAAATCAAACATAGAGGCTCATAAAGACTTTATGGCTATTGGTAAGAAGTTTACGCAAGAACAAAAAGAAGAGAATCATCGCAAATTACAAGAAGTGTTATCTAAACTTAATTTAAAAAGGATCGCATAATGGATGCAATCACAGGCACTAGAAGGCAGATGAAAGAGATGGCAGATGGCACAATTCGTGTAACTGTTGATATAGATATGCAGTTTAAAGATGTGTTTCTCACAAATTTTCCTATAGACACACCAATTGCAATAGTGCGTATGACACAAGAAGCATCTGCACGACAAATGAGAACTAACATTGTTACGCAAGAGAATAGAATGAATGGCCTGGGATTGTTGGCTGTTCGCTGGTGTAAAGAAACAATGTTCTGGGAATGGTTGGAAGATGAGTTTGGTGAAGACATAGATTCTGAAGAGTCAGCATCTGATGCGATTAAAGCAATCTGTAACATTGAAACTCGTAAAGAATTAAACACAAACGCACCAGCAGCAGAGTTTTTTAATAAACATATTCGTATTCCATACATGAACTTTATAGAAGAGCTAAAAGATGCTTAAATTTAAAAAATGGGGTGAATACGCTTTAATTAGTGAGTGTAGACAATATTCAATAGCAAAGTCTGGCCCAGCAGATGATTATCTGTACCAGGTATTTAGATTGACTGGGTATAATAAAAGATCTGACACACACAGATCACATAATTTATTAACGTTTAGATCGTCTGTAGAGGCCAAGATGTATATTATTGAACTGGAAAAAATTAATGCTGAAGCCAATCAAACGTAAAAAATGCAAAATATGCAAAGAATCATTTGAACCAATAAAAACCACGCAGATAGTTTGTGGTTTTGCCTGTGCGGTTGCATTGTCTGTAAAGAACAAAGAAAATAAACAACGTAAAGAATACAAGGCCATTAAAGAAAAACTCAAGACCAAAGGTGACTGGCTGCGAGAAGCTCAAATTATATTTAATCGTTGGATTAGATTAAGAGATGAAGGACTACCATGTATCAGTTGTCAAAAGCCAATGCACAAAAAAATAAATGCTGGCCATTACAGATCAGTAGGTGCTTGTCCAGAGTTACGATTTAATGAATTGAATGTTCACGCACAATGCGAGCATTGCAACTCATTCTTATCTGGAAATATTATTAAATATCGTCAATCATTGATCAATAAAATAGGGTTGCAGCAGGTGTTATGGGTTGAAGGGCCACATCCAGCATTACATTTGACAGTTGATCAAATTATTGAACTAAAGAGAGAATATTCTGCTAAAATAAAATCTCACAAGCTATAGATTGTGATTTATAATTTATATTAATTTGCAAATTAAAAGGAAATATCATGGGTATTAAAGATACACAGCCTGCTAAAGGCATGAGTGGCGAGAAATTGCCAAAGGGCGCAACTGCATCTGACACATCTGGCGAACGTAAAATGAAGCTAACTGGTGGCGTTGCAATGGGTAAAGCAGACNGCATGGGTTTACGCCCAATGAGCCACGCTGGTAANTTTGATGGTNAGTTAGGTGAACTTAAGGGCGGTTCTAAAGAACACGTTGCTTATGAACACAAACGTGTAGAACACGAACAANACGATTGTAAATAAAAAACAAACCCTAGNCTGGTGNAGAGGCCAGCTAGGGTTCTAATCAAACAATGTGGAGAAACATTGCATGACTGATATGAATACTAAACAAAACTGTGCAAGTTGTAAATTCTTTATTTCTGG